TTAGCCCTATTGCCTTGGTAGGCAATAGGGCTATATACCCCAACCGACAACCAGCAAGGACCATAGACATGACCCGTTTTGTCGAAGCGCACGATCTGGAACCGTATGCAATCAATACCGGCGAATTCTACCAGACGCACCTTGCCCTAGTTGGCAAGGATTTAGGCGAGTGGATGGAGCACGTTCGCCAAAAGGTCCTAACACGGTACTGCAAAGAAATTGAGCCGGTGAAGCTGGCAAACGATGTCAACATCGCCGTGGCCACCAAGCTGATGGGCTACTACATCCGCCACACCAACGAGTCGAAGGCGCTGGCAGACTCAGAGCGTAGCGGATTGCCGCCGACGCCGTGGGAATTCCGGGGCAACGGCGACACGTTTGCCATCGTGGACAAAAACGACAGGCTTGTTTTTGAACTGCCCTACATCGAGGAAACCGACAAGGAGCCGCTAGACACAGCAAGCGGCCGGCTTGTCGTGATGATTGTGGACGCTGTGAATGCAAAGGGACGCAATGACCAAACGTGAATTCCTAGCAGCGCTTAAAGAATTGCACCTTGGCACTGCCAGCAAAGCGACCGTGCGCGCGCTTGGCGTGACCGTGACGCAGATTCAGCGGCTGGCATCCGGCCGGCAACGTGTCACGCGCCAGCTAGAACTGTTGCTTCATATGTATCGCAAGCACGGCATCCCCAAACAGGTGCCGGGTGAGTAGTACCGCCCTGCCAATGGCCGGCATCATCGCCATTGTCTTGTGGATCATTTTTGATGATGCGTTCTAACCAACCAAAGGACCAAACAAATGATTCTGATTCTCCTGCTGGGCCTCTTGGCTTGGCTCATCATCCACGTCGTTGTCTGGTGGATCACCAAGGAGTCGGCGTGATGGACTGGGTCGTAGGGATTGCCGTTTTGTATGGCCTTTATTGGCTGGCCCACAAAATGATCGACGTTTTTTTATATCCGCCAGAGGTTAGGGCGGAAGAAGCGAGGCGCGAAGCTGAATGGGAGGCCACTCGCAAGAGTTACGAAGCCATGCAGGAGCTACAATTCCGCAACCGTATGGAAGAAGCGAAGCGACAGGCACGACCATGACTAAAGCCGTCATTGCCTACTATCGGGTATCGACGCAGAAGCAAGGCCGCAGCGGGCTGGGCTTGGAAGCCCAGCGCGCGGCGGTGTTGCGTTTCATCGAAGCCGAACAACTAAAGCTACTGGCGGAATTCACAGAGGTGGAAACCGGCAAAGGCTCAGACGCCCTTGACCGTCGCCCGCAGCTTGCCGCCGCCATGCAGGCAGCCAAGAAGCAAGGTGCTTCGATTGTGGTGGCCAAGCTCGACCGCCTTTCCCGCGACGTTGCGTTTATATCGACGCTGATGGTGCGCAAGGTGCCGTTCATCACCGCCGAATTGGGCACGCAAGCCGACCCGTTCATGCTGCACATCTATGCCGCACTGGCAGAACAGGAACGGCGGATGATTAGCCAGCGCACCAAGGCCGCACTCAAGGCCGCCAAGGCGCGCGGTGCCAGAATCGGAACGCCGGACTTTGGAGCAAAGAACAAAAAGGCCGCAGCCAAGCGGGCGCTGGAACTAAAACCCGTCTTTGTTGAACTGGCAGAATTGAGCGCCAGACAAATCGCGCTGGAATTAAACCGTCGCAAGGTTGCGACCCCGACCGGCGCGCCATGGTCCGGTAAGACCGTTAGCCGGGTACAGGGGCGGTTGTAGCTTCCGGCAGCACGCGCCACATCAAAACCTTGCCATCGCCGGCGTAGCTCGACACAAACTTGCGCGCCTCGCGGTGCTTGTTTGCCCTATCCCATGCTTTCCTCACAGCATCGTCGCGCTTGGTTGGGTCGCCTACTGAGGGATACTTGTGCGCGAAGGCGTCGCGCACAACTGAGTCCTCGACGCAACGCATGACCGGATACCCCGGACCCGGTGCCATCATCTTGCCGCTGCTGGCCAGTGCATCATCAAGCGCAGCCAACAGCGGCAACAGCGACACATTGGGCCGCCCTGCCCGACTGTGAACCACGATACCGTCCCACTGTACTGTCATTTCCACAATTGGCTCACCATCCAGATCACGGCCCATGTCAACCGGCGACAGCCTGAAAGGTATTTCATCGCCGGCCGCCCCGCCCCGCATCTTGCGGATGGCCAGCCGCGAGTTACGCAGCACGCCGGTTTGCGATTTCTCACCGAGCACCGAGAGCACAAAGTCGGCGCTGGCTTCCTTGGCACTCGACCCGCGCACGCCCCGGCTTTCGTCCTTGCCGAAGTGATCGACCACCAGCACGGTAGCGTCCGTTGCTGCCGACAGACGCGCAAGCAGATTCATAACCCGCTGTGCTTCGCTGGCATCGTTCTGATCTTTGAAGTCGGCGGCAGCGGCCAGCGTATCAACTGCAATGAGTACCAGCCCACAATCGAATTGCTCTGCCAGTTCATGCTTCATACGCTCGCAGAAATTAAACATCTTGTCGTAGGCATCGTCCGCAGACAGCCGTGGCACATTGGTAATCCACTTGAACGGCAGGCGCTTCATGTCCTCGCCGATTTCAGTGAACCACGGCGCGATTTTAGCCTTGCGTAATCCCTCCCAGCGCTTGCGGACCTGTGACGGCGCCTCTGCCGCGAACAGGATCACACCGCCAACTTGGTCAACTGGTTTGTTTGCAAAGTCGCGTTGCAGAATCAGACACTGCACCAGATCGAGCACGGCAAACGTCTTGCCCATGCCGGACTGGCCGGCCATCAGCCCAACGCCCATCTTGGGGACAATGCCCTTGACCAGCCAGCCTTGCGGCGGCGTTTCATCCGGGTCGCCTTCCCACTGGCCTTTGTATTCGTCCGCCATCCACGGCTTGTCATGGCCGTTGGCTTTGCGCGCCCATGAAATGTCAGGCTTGTCGTGCCGCGAATTCTTTTCGACGTAAGGCCGGATTTCTTTAGCCATGCAGGAAGTCGGCGAAGTCGTAACCTTCGTCCTCCGGCGTTCTGATGATTGCGGTGCGCCCGGCCTCGACAAAGCGCGAATAGCACTGCTCTGCCGCGTAGAGGCCGGCAGCGTCGTTATCGGCCCAGATGCAGATGCCGCCTAGCCCGAATATCACCGGGAACGACTGAATAGCGCCGGCCGAACCAACGGCCCAGATCGGTTTGACGCCCGACGCCAGCAACGCCAGACCCGTTTCAAGGCCTTCGCAGATATTGAGACAGTCGCAGGTAGCCAGATCGCTTGCGAATGTTTCGGCCCTGCTGGTCAGCTTGATGGCGCAGCCACCGACCGGGCCGAGCATCATCGCGCAGTCCTTGGTGGCGTCTTTGGTCAGGAACAGCCGGTGAATTGCTTTCGGCCTGTCCGTTTCATCGTCGCGGAACAGCGCAATCAACGCCGGCTGTTTGCCATTGCCGCGCGGGCAAACCGGGTGAAAACGAACGACGCTCGCGTCCTTTGGAAGTAGCAGATCACGGCTGTGCAAGTACCTTTCCGCGTCAGTCGAATACGGCGACCACGACTCTTGCCAGATTTTCAGCGCCAGATCGGACGCCGGCGCCGCCAGCGGCCTGTTCTCGTAGTGCTTGGCCCACTTGCGCGCATCGACCATTTCGTAGCCGGGAGTCTCGCGGCTCTCGTTATCAAGCCGGCAGCGTTCCCTTGCGTAGTCTGAATCCCAGAGGCCGCGCGATTTGAGCACGGCAATGACATCGCGCGGATCGCAGCCGGCCATGCAGCGCACTTGCACGGCTTCGCGCCCGTCGAACACAATGAGCGACGGCGAGCGATCTTCATGCGCCGGGCAACAGCACGCCCACTGCCGGCCCGAACGTTTGCCACCAAGCGCGAGTGCGATTTGTTCTGCGTTCATGGCAGCATCTTTTCAAAGATGACCTGATTGAGCGGACAAAAATAGTTGTCCTCAACATTGCCGGTGTTGCTGGCCAGAATGTTGCCTTTGCGCCACCACGGTTTTGTCCTGTACGGAATGATGGCGCAGTAGGTCATGCTTGCGTTGACGATGACGTAGGCAGCAACATCGTCACCGGCGCGATCAACCACGCCAACTCTGGAAACAATCATGTCGGTGTGTGGCCAATCCAAAGCGGACGTAAAATCAATGTCGGGCCGATGTTTGACTTCGTAGCGACGGCGCACAATCAAGTCGCCGTCATCAAGGAAATGCTCTGCTTCGCCGGCAGTCGCCGCAACTTTGATGGGCCGGATTTCGACCGAGCAACCCTTTGCGTGAAGGTGCGCCGCGACCGCGACCATCGCCGACCCGGATGCACGCAGACGTTTCTGAAAACCGGGATGATTGTTCATACCGACACACTGGCCTTTACGGCGCCCCATGCTTTGAGTTTGTTGATGGCGTCCTTGTAGTTGTCGCACCAGAAATACGGATAGCCGTTGAGCACGCAGAATTCGGAAAACGATTGTTGCCACTCCGATAGCTTGCTGCCTTTGCGCTTCAATTCCAGAAAATGCACGCCGCCGAATTCATGCAAATCCTCAAATGTCTGGATTGGCGCCAGCAGAATAAAATCCGGCCAGCCGACTTGCACGCCCATGCGTTTCAGCCGCATCGCCGTTGCCGGGTGCCGGTACTCGCCGGCCGGGAAATGCGACCAGCGCCAGCCCGGCATCTGCCAGCGGCGCAGCGTGTCGGCGACCATGCAGTGCGTGACGTACTCTTTGGCCGGCGGTGATTTCACGCCGCGCTGACGTTTGCTTTTGAACAGCGACAATTGCGCCATGCGCGACCCCTAAGCCGCTGCACTGTTTTGTTCTGGCTCAAAATCCCATAGCCCTTGCGGCGCGTCGTAACCGTTTGCGCGCAATTGCTTTCGCATCATCGGGTAAAATCTGGCGGGGAAACTTTTGCGTTCATTCACCCAGTGGTGGACTTGCGGCGGTCGCCGGCGCACCAGCCGCGCCACGGAACTTATGCCACCCAGCGCCGCGACCACGGCCGACTGCGTTGAAAGTATTTGTTTTTTGCGTTTAGCCATTTTGGAATGCCTTTTTGGGGAGAGGCATTCTCAACGTCGCGATGTTTACACAGACCGGCAATGTTTCATTTTGTGCTATTTTGCATCACAACTTTTTTACAAATGAAACGTTTTGACACAGCATGATGCAGAATGAAACACGCTTGCCCCTACCAGTTACCGCCGAGCGGTTTATGGTCTGTCACGCATTCATCAGAAAACTGTTGCACTGATTTTTTATGAGTTTAAGTTTTTATTATTAGCAATTTCTAATTAGCCGCCATCCCGAATCCGATTGACCCGGCAGAGTCCGTTGCAGGGAGTAAGCAGTGCTGACCCAAGCGCAACTCAAAGCCCGCGAAAACAGATTGACCGCTTCCGTTGCGCCGGTGGTCATGGGTGACGATCAATCCAAGCTGACCGAACGCTGGAAGGTCGCCATCGGCGCCATGCCCGAACCGGACTTGTCCGATGTGTGGGCGGTGCAGTGGGGATCACACGGCGAAACGTTCACCCTCGACTGGCATGAACGCAAAACCGGCCAGCCGCTGACCGAGCGCGGCACGTTCTGCCCGCATCCGACGCTGCCCTATATCGGTTGCACGCTCGACGCCTACCGCGCCTTCGACGATACCGTGCTCGACTGCAAAGTTAGTTCCAGCTTCAACCCGCTCGACGACATCATCGAATACTACACGCCGCAGATCATCGTGCAGATGCGCTGCCGGCAAGCGGCGCGTGGCGCGTTACTGGTCGTCCACGGCACCGCCGCCCCGCGCGAACTGGAAATCAAGGCGGACCCGGAATACGAAAAGGAACTGTGGGAGCGCATGGCCGCGTTCTGGCTGTGCGTTGAAACGTTGACCCCGCCGATGGCACTCCCCAAGGCCATCCCGCCGTCGCAGTGGCGCAAGATCGTCCTCGACCCCGACAATGAGGGCGTGTGGCCGAACTGGGGGCAGGACATGGCGGCGTGCTTGCGGGTGTGGAAGTTCACCAAGGCACACGCCGAAATGTATGGCGAAGCCAACAAGGAACTGCGCGACATCATCCCCGACGATGTCGGGCTGATCGAGTTTGAAAATATGCGTGTCATCCGCAACCGCGCTGGCAGCATCACCGTGAAGCGAGGCTAACCCATGTCCCTCCCCGCGCTTGTCCCGCAGTCGCTGCATGAAGCCATGGAACTGGCCGACCAGCTTGCCAGTAGCCGGCTGATCCCGAAGGATTTTAAGGGGTCGCCGCCCGACATCCTCAGTGCCATTTCGCTGGCGCAGCGCTGGCAAATGGACATCTGGGCGGTGATGGAGCATGTGTCGATTATTCAGGGCAAGCGCTTCATCGACGGACAGATGGCGGGCGCGCTTATCAATGCGCTGGCCAACGTGCAGCGGCCAATCGTTCACACCTACAGGGGCGAAGGCGACGACCGCACCGTCACGGCTTCCGCGACATTCAACGGGGAGACTAAGCCGCGCGAAATCGAGGTACGGCTGGGTGACGCCCGCACGCCCAACAGCGCTTGGAAAAAACAGCCCGACCAGCAGCTTGCCTATACCGCCAACCGGGTCTGGGGCCGCCGCAACTGCCCGCAATTGTTTGTGGGCATCCATTTCAAGGGCGAGCACGTCATCGAACTGGACGCCACCGAAGTCCCCACCACCGAACTGCCGCAACTGGCGCAGCCGATTGCACCGGAAGCCGACCCCGACACCGGCGAAATCGGGCCGCGCAATCTGGCCATCGGCGATCAAGAGGAATGGCTGGCGTGGGGTCAGCGTTTCATGGCCGCCATCGGCGCGGCGGAAACTGAGGAGGACATCAAGCTGTGGCGCGAACACAACGCGGCCGAGCTTGAACTGATGGCGACCGACGAGCCGAAGCTTTTTGAAAAGATGATGCTCTACGTCCACAAGCGCGCCGACAAGTTGAAGCCAAAGAAGGAGGCAAAGCCCAAGGAGGAGGTGCCGCCGTGACCAAGCGCAGCTTCAACACCCTCATCACAGACATGCGCGTGCTGTGCAAGGACAAGGACGTTGACGATGTCTTTCTCGCCGCCTTTGCCTTGCTGCTCTCAAGCGTGCATCAGCGCACCGACAACAAAGAGGACGCATTGCGGATGCTCGACTATGTGGCGGCCGGAATGAAGGAGGCGATGGAAACGGATTACGACAGAGCCTGTGAGGAGGTGACGTATGGCGCGCACACCCAGCACTGAAGGCAAGGCATTGAAGCTGAAAGATTTGGCAATTCGCTGGGGCGTGTCGCGTGCAACGGTTTATCGCTGGCGCCGCGACCGCGAAATCCCGCCCGGCGACATCGGTCCTCGCCGGCGCATCTATTCCGAGCGCTTGGTAGAGCGGATTGAGGACAGCCGTGTTGTCGAGGACGCGCCGCGCAAGCGTGCCGTGAGCTACGAATTTGACAAGTTGCTGGCTACAGCAGTTTTTGAAACGGGAGTAGCGCACTGATGAGCGACCAGACCATCGCCGCAATCGCCCGCCGGGTTGCCGTCAATGCGGCGATCAACGGCTACGAGCGCCGGGACAACAGCAAGATTGAATACCTGCAAGCGCTGACCGAACTGTGTGCGGCTGTAAAGGCGGAACAAGATGAGCAACTCCCTCGACAGTAGCGGCGTGCTGCTACATCCGAAGGGCTATTTGGTGGTGCGCGACGGTGTCGAGGTGTCGCTGTCGCCGATGCAGTACCGCATGTTTGAAATCATCGCCGGTTCCACCATCGGCGTGTCGCCAGAGGCCTTGTTTGAACGCATCTACACCGGCATGCACACCCCGATGCAGGGAAGCCGCTCTATCCACATTCAGCGCATTCACGCCAACAAAAAGCTGCAAGCCATCAAGGTGCGGATCACCAGCAACCGGCGCCATGGCGGGCCGGGCAGCCTCTACAAGGTGGAGGCCGCATGACGACCGTGCTCGCAGTATTCGACCGCAACAACCGCTGCATCGGCTTATGCGACGCGCGCTGTCACAATGCGACGCCACCATCCGAATTAAAGAGCGGCAAGCACAAGATGGTCTGCCGCTGCATTTGCGGCGGCGCCAACCACGCCGGCGGGACCGCCAAGGCCATCAGGAACCATGAACGGCTGATCGGGCGCAGCGAGGCCGAGCGTCATGTGTTTGCGTGCGACCGTGGCCTTAATCCCGGCGATCTGGTGGTGATCGACCGCTTGCAGTTCAAAAGCCCGTACACGGCGCGCCGCATGGCGCGCGTACATTTTCAGAAGCGCAAGCTGCAACCAGACGACCTTTTTGACAGGCACGTTCTGAGAGTTGGCCGACCTCACCCCTCACCCACGGCCAGCCCCGGAGGGATCGAGCCTGTCGAAAACGCGCGGCGGGGCTGTTCC